TCTTGGTAGGAACCTGATAGTGGCTGTTGCATTACCGGCTTTATCTCTTTCCATCTTCCAAAAGCGGTCGTCTTCATATGTGTTTGATTGTGGATTTGCTACTTTTTCAAATGCTGTTGCTATAGCACCGAAATCTTGATTGCGCGAAGCGCGGAGTGTGTTAATGTCCATCGTATTTTCCTTATATTAATAGTATTAAATGTGTAAAGCATGACTTCTGCTCAAGTTTATTTATACATCCCACATTAAAAGATTGCAATAAATTCGTTAAAAATAGGTTTAATTCTTTCTTGTTCATACTTAACAAAACCCTTAAGTTTTTGTATCCTTCTTATATCAGACTCTAGTATCAACATACCAGATTTATTTTGTTTCCATTTGGGTATGAAGTCAAGTAAATCATTAAGGATAGAGGCAGATTCGATAGCTATCTTTTTTACCAAGTATAGTTTAATTATACACGGATATTCATTTAAAGTAAAATTAATTATTTGGTCAAGAGATAATGCATTCTTCTGAGTCTCTAGTTCAATCGTATTAAGGTCATCCTTAAATATACGAGTGATACTTTGTTTACGTTTTTGCCATTCTAGGTAATACTCATTTGACTCTTCAATAGCAAATATCATGTTATCATGACCATAAGCAAAGTTTGCTACAAGGAACTGGATTAGTTCTTGGTCAGTATCAAACTTCCTAGCTAACTTCTCAAATATATGCTTATCATTCCGAGAATTAAAGTTTTCATAAGAGTATTTGATATTGCCTTTGTTTTCAAATACGTTGTACTTGTCATTATTGAAATGGAGCTTTAAGGCTAGATAGTATCTAAACGCCTTAAAACCGGTCATATATCAAGTGTGCCCTTTTTAGGCAAATAGTTATTCTCAATCATGTTTAGTTCAATCTTTTGCTTAAGGTTCTTGTTAATCAACTTACTAATATCTTCTGGGTCTATATAGTTCTTTTCACAGTATAATAAGACTGCATCCATATGAGATATTCGTTTATGTACAACCACCTCTTCAATATATAAAGCAAACTCATTTGTAGTCTTAAATATACGACCTTCCATTACAGCATACCTAGATAATAATTAGTCATCCTAAAACTATACTTAATGTTCTCATAAGCTTTATACTTATCATTATAAGCTTTCCATACGACTGATGCTTTATCAGAAGCATTAAGTTGAGTGTCAAATACTTCTAAATACTCTTCAAAGAATACATCAAGCTCTTTTAGTTGTTTACTTAGTTCACCTTTGACTCTTAAGAGTTCTTCTTTATTACCTGTCTTGTAACTGTGATTTATATGTTGAGCCACGTTCATGTCACTTTCCTGTTTAAAATTATATTATACCATGCAATACATTTAATGTACACAACTAATCGATAGCGCCATCTTCAACTTTGACTTTCACCTTAGTCTTCTTGACTGATGGTTTAGGTTGATCTACGATCTTTTTCTTTTCAGCTTTCTTTTCCTGTAAAGCAATTGCTGCAAACCTTGTCTTTAATCTTGGCTTGATATCATCTGCGTTAAACCATAGTTCAATACCATTAAGGACTTTATCTAATTCAGCTGGAGTTAAGAAGCCTTCATACGCATCTACCATAAGCTTCTCACATTGCTTAATAGTAAAATCTGTATGCGCCTTGACTGTCGGGGTGTTGCCTGATGAGCCAAAGGATGCAGTATGGATCATGATGTATGCTGTATCAAATACATGGACAGCATGACAATACATGGAGATAAGAGATGCTGCAGAATGACATGCACCCATTAAGAATGCTGTCACCTCTGCTTGAGAGGCAAGGATGCCTGAGATGATGGCGCCTGCAGTATCAAGGTGGCCACCATTTGAATTGATAAACAGATGGATCTTATCAGACTCTGGCGCATTGACTAATAATGATATTAGTTCTCTGTACTTACCAGGTTCTTCGATCTCACCATCTAGGAAAACTTCATGTGTCCTAAATGTAGTTTCAATTGTATTGATATGAACATTATTTAATAGCCCGCCAAATATATTAGGGACTTCATTTGCAAGTTTAACCATGATTAACTCTTTCTTTTATAAAATATATGATTCCCGATTGTAGTAGTTTTATGTACATTTTGCCATTTAGGGTTAACGTCTTTTGTATGAAAAAACATGGCGCCGTATGTAACGTCTTCCATTTTAGCATAATTAATATAAGTATACAATGCGATTTCACGAGAATGATCGAATACTTCTTTCTCATGCTTTGTATATCTATATGCTGCAGCTTTGACCCTCTTATAGTCGTCACAGTACCAACTAAACTGACATATATATTCTGTCTTTTGAGTCATCGTCCCACATATCGATTTAGGGAATAGCCCAGAATATACTCGATTAAGTGTGACCAATGCTACTGCTATTTGACCCTTAGTAGGCTCGTATCCAGACTCGTAATAAACGTTTTGTGCTAGACACTCTACTTGTTGTTTCTCCACCTTAGTTAATTTCTTTGGTGGTTTTATTTCTGTATGTAATGTTTGTGTATGTGCAATATTAAAACTGCACAGATAACATATAGCCAATATTACGGCGAAAGTCTTTCTCATGGGGATATTCTCCTTTTGATATTACTTAGCTTTTTATGCGCTTAGTATTATTATACTTTAGATGTTAATTAAAGTAAATTTATTTTTCTGAATGATTGACGTAAGTCAATTAGTGGTTGAATGAAGCTGCTACGCTTCCCTTGAAAGATCTGTGGTTGTTCATGGTCTACTCCTATTAATATGGCTAAGTTTGGAACTGCGATACCTGTTAGTTCCTCAAACATAACCGAATAAGCCGTTGCTTGTAAAAAATAATGCTGTATACTATTTATATCTTTAAGTCTTTTAGAAGTCTTAAAATCGATTACCGATAAGACTCCGTCGTATTCACCAATACAATCTACAGTGCCAGCTAGTTCTAGTTTATCGGAATATAACTTGCTCTCTAGAGCATGTATATTGTCTATCTTATCTACATACGGCTTCATGTCGTTCCACATATCTGAATCGAACATATCTGCTTGCACATCATCAGCTCTAAGGAACGCTTCACACAATGAATGGATGCGTGTACCTCTACCTGATGCTACTGTAGATACCCTATTGGCTTCTTCTTCACCGACACGTTTTCTCCATGCTAGGATATGGTGTTTAGTTAGAGAGCCTGTTACTTGAGTGACTGAAGGATATGCTTTACCTGATGGCGTCTTATAGACTCTGCCTTCCGGTAGATCCATACGTTCAAGCACTGGAAACTCATGATATATAAAGTTCTTCAATTATTTTTTATCTGCGTATTTTTTCTTAAGTGTTGGTTTCTTTTTATGTTCTTTTTTAACTTCCACTTTCTTTTCAGCTTTAGCAATAGCTGCTTTTGTTTCAACTTTTTTGGCTGCTGTAGCAATACCATATCCAATTAAACCAAGTACTACTGTAATTACAATCAATTCATTTTTATAATTCTTTAACATTTCCATCCCCTTTAATAAAATTAAACTTCACTTCTGGGTGACTCTCGATCATCCTATTAAAATTAAGTCTCCAATCTGGCGACATGTTCATACTATCTGAATCTATGAAATTTCTGGTATAACTCTTATCTACAGTGTTATTAAGTACATTACCTATGGTGAATGCATCTGCTCCGTATATATCTATATCTGTATATCCAAGCTCTACAGCTTTAAGACATGCTAAGTTGCCACTTGACAAACCTTTACGAGTCTTTTCTATGATGCCTAAACTATTAAACAATTGCATTGCTCCAACTTGTTCAACATATTCCCATACATCTTGACTAAAGTATACCTTACAGTCTATGAGAGATATATCTTCAATCAATACTTTAATCATTTGTGGATCTAGAATCACAGTACAGTCAACCTTAGTCCAAGGGATATTGCAACCTATGCGGTATGCATATTCTTTATCTGGATTGTAGGCTGACCGACTGGGACCATTACATAGTACCGCTACTTTTTTATTATACATCAGGTCTTAATTAAAGTACAATTAAGATATAAGGACGTCAATAGCATGGTTATAATGTTTGATACGGTCATCTAGACCAATATATCCACCATTAATAACCTTTGTCATCCCTTTGATGTCACCTGCATCAGCATATTTGTTTAGGTTGTTTTTATTCCAAAACCATAGTGCTGAATAGAGTGAAGTAGGTACATCATCTGTTACGAGGTCTGGATCATCTATCACTGTCTCTGGATCTTCAAAGAAGTCAGAAGCAAATTTCTGATAGTTGCTCTTACCTGTCAATTGGATTGGGCCTCTCCCTCTGAACTTATAACCTTCGCCGCTTTCTTCTGGACCGTTTCCCATCCTGTTCGCATAAATCCTATTCGCGATCTTTTCTGGTTGACGATGGAAGTCTTGAGCTCCGTTAGGGAAGTACTTTGAGAAAAGCTTCATTAGACCATCCGCTGAATAGTTTAGGTTTTCGCTAAGTACCGTAAATTCGGCAGACTCATGAGCACACTGTGCTACAAAAGCTGCTACACGTTGGTGAGTGGTTACTTCAAACTGTGGCAATTGTTTCACCATAGCATCGTACCAATCATGTACGTGTTTATTACGGGTTAGGATCTTACCTAACTTCTCTTCAGTAAAGTCAAATTCGAAACTCACTATTTTGTCGCGACCAATGATTTAACTTTAGCTACTAGAGCTTTAGTTAATTCTGTAGCTTTGTCGACGATTAG